CGATTATTAAATGAATTGTTGGCATTGTAAAACTGAACTGATCTGGGGTGGCGACCACGACTGTGAGGACCACGAAGACTTTCTTATGGAAACAAATCTAAGTTGTCCGAAGTGTGGGACTTTAGTTCTGGTTTATTTACCCAAGGAGAAAATAGATGAAGCGTAAGGAAGTACTAGAAGAAGCAGCAAAACTAATTACCGGAGACAGAGCAGAACACTACGGTGATGCGTTTGAAAACCACGCTCGTATTGCAGAAGGGTGGAATATAATAATAAGAGGGGCCATGATGTCCCACGGATTGCTGACACCGGCCCACGTGGCTTTAATGATGGACTGGGTCAAAACAAGCCGACTACTAGAATCAATCGACCATGTAGACTCATGGATCGACAAGGCAGGATACACGGCCCTCGGAGCAGAACTGGCGGGCCCAAGAAACGAGGAAATAAAAATTGACAGGTTTACAAATGGCTATGTTCGCCCCAAAAAGTGAATGGGTGCCGCCCGAAGAATTACCGGATTTGACGTCAGCCAAGCGAATAGCAATTGACGTAGAGACCAAAGACTCAAACCTAAAGCAAAATGGACCGGGCTGGCCCACCAAGGATGGATACATCGTGGGCTATGCTGTCGCCGTGGATGACTGGGCGGGCTACCTGCCCGTCAAACACTTCGGTGGCGGCAACCTAGACGAAAAGATTGTGCGGCGGTGGTTGAAGAAAGTCTTCGAGTGCCCCGCAGATAAGATCATGCACAACGCACAGTATGATTTGGGATGGATCAGAGCCGAAGGGTTTGAAGTCCATGGACGCATAATCGATACGATGGTCGTGGCGTCCTTGTTGGACGAGAACCGATTTAGCTACAGCCTCAACTCTCTAGCCTACGACCACTTGGGAAAAGTGAAGTCGGAAAAAGGTCTAGTGGAAGCAGCGCGAGAGTTCGGAATCGATCCGAAAGCCGAGATGTGGAAAATGCCCGCCATGTACGTTGGACCGTATGCGCAGGGTGATGCTGAACTGACCCTCGAACTCTGGAATTATTTCTCCGTTCAGCTTGGCAAAGAAGACCTTTGGCATGTCGCGAACCTCGAACTGGACCTGCTGCCTTGTCTGTTCGACATGACCATGCGTGGCGTTCGCGTAGACGTGGACAAAATTGAGCGCGTTCGAGATAGTCTGCTCAAGCGTGAGAAAGAAGCACACGCGCAGATCAAGCACCTTGCTGGAAGTGCCGTGGAAATCTGGGCAGCGCAATCGCTTGCCAAAGCATTCGACAATCTCGGCATTGCCTATCCAAAAACCGAGAAAGGCGCGCCGTCCTTCACCAAAGCATTCCTGCAAGAGAACGAACACCCGATGGCAAAGCTCGTTGTCGAAGCGCGGAACCTGAACAAAACGTCAGGCACGTTTATCAACAGCATAATGAAACACTGCCACAGTGACGGCAGAATACACGCGCACATCAACCAAATCCGCTCTGATGATGGAGGCACGGTCAGCGGGCGTTTCTCAATGTCAAACCCTAACCTCCAACAAATCCCGGCCCGCGATCCTGAGCTGGGCCCGCTAATCCGTAGTTTGTTCCTGCCCGAAGAAGAGCACCAATGGGCCGCCATAGACTTCTCGCAACAAGAACCGCGCATCTTGACCCATTACGCACATGTGTATGGAAAAATGCGCAACATGCCGCTTGAAGGCGCTGCGGAGTTTGTCGAAGCCTACATCAACAACCCAGACACCGACTTCCACGACATGGTGGCGGAAATGGCTACCATCCCGCGGAAACAGGCCAAGACCATCAACCTTGGAATGATGTACGGCATGGGCGTCAACAAGCTGTCCGAACAGCTAGACGTGTCCGTAGATGAGGCAAAAAGCCTGCGGGACCAGTATAATGAACGAGTGCCCTTCGTTAAGGGCCTGATGAATGGCGTCACCAACCGCTTGAACGAGAAATCGTCTCAAGGCACCCTGCGCTCGCTCCTTGGCCGTAAGTGCCGCTTTGATCTGTGGGAGCCCGATACGTTCCAGATGAACAAGGCGCTGCCTTACAGAGAAGCAGTTGACGCCTACGGCCCCACGGCTAGGCTAAAACGAGCGTACACATACAAAGCCTTGAACCGATTGATCCAAGCAAGCGCTGCCGACATGACAAAGAAAGCAATGGTCGACATCTACAAGACCGGTCGTGTACCGATGATCCAAATCCATGACGAAATTGCCATGTCAGTCAAAAACGTTGACGAGGCCAATGATATTGCTAAGATCATGACGGAAGCAGTCCCACTAGAAGTGCCCTCCAAGTGTGACGTGGAAATTGGCCCCTCTTGGGGCGAAGCAAAATGATCGACCACTTTGAAAAACTTGCCCGCTCTCAGGATAGAAGCCTGCGCGCCAAGCGTATTGCCGCCCTGATCAACGTATTTCTGGGCGTGGCTATGATCACCGCCGCCAGCGCGATGGCGCTGGCATTTATTCTTGAAATCACAAACTAGTAAATAGTTTCTCCCTCTGCTGCGCGGTTTTCCTTCCTGTTACGCGCAGCCAACTACCCCGGCCATCCGTAAGATCGGAGATGAGATTATGGACACCACACGCTGGAAAAGCGTCCTCGTACCGCGAGAGGTTTACGAGGAAATCAAAGAGATGTCGAAACACGAAGGCCGCACGATTGGCGGCCAACTGCGCGTTGTGTTCGAGTCGTACAAAGAAAAGCTAGATGAGAGACCGGACGAGCGCGTTAGGTGAAAAGCATAAGACCAACCAAACTCTGGCTCTCGGGCCGCGTAATGCGGTGGCATACTCACCCGCGTATGGCAGGCACCGGCGACCGCCTAGACGGACATCATGCCCGCGTCGCGCAGATAATCTTGCAATTTCACCACGACCCGTCGGTAGATTTGTTGCGCGCCGCTCTGACGCACGACGCCGGAGAAATGGACGTCGGCGACATCCCAAGCGGGATGAAACGAGATATGCCAGACGTGGCCGAACGCCTTGCGCGGGTAGAAGCGGTCTCCAGAGACACCATCGCTGGGACATTTCCTGATCTGAGCGAGAGTGATCAAACGTGGTTGCGTTGGGCTGATCGCCTCGACGCGTACCTATTTGCGCAGCACAATGGCGAAGACATGCAAAGTAAAGAGTGGCGTCTGGCGCTAGAAGAAATCGCTCGGCTCGAACACATAATTAGCGAGGAAGTGCAGACATGAACCCTTCGCCTTGGCGAAACAACGGGCGCAAACGCAGGACTGACGTAGACCGCAGCGCTAAGCGGCGAAACGGTACCTCCCTCAATCAGTCGACAGCAAGTACATACCTGCGCCGTTGCGGGCTCAGGACAGGATCGCTGCTGCAACACATGACCGACGACAAAATTACGTGGCTCGCTAGAAACGTGCCCGAAGGCATGACAGTCGCTGAGTTTTTGGCAACCGCCTTGCTAGACGACGCAATGGCTGAGGACGAGGAATGATGAAGCTGCGCGTTTTGGATTTGTTTAGCGGCGTAGGCGGCTTTAGCCTTGGTCTGGAGCGCACAGGCGGCTTTGAGACTGCCGCATTCTGCGAGTACGAAGCCTTTCCGCGCCAAGTTCTGGCAAAGCACTGGCCTGACGTGCCGTGTTTTCCTGACGTGCGCGAACTGAAAGGAGAGGACGTTGACGGATCAATTGACGTTATTTGCGGCGGATACCCATGCCAGCCATTCTCTCAAGCCGGGCAGCGCCGAGGCCAAGAAGATGACCGCCACCTCTGGCCGGAATTTAGTCGGATCGTGGACGAGTTGCGGCCCGCTTGGGTCATTGGAGAGAACGTTGCTGGGCACATCAGCATGGGCCTCGACGACGTGCTATCTGACTTGGAAAGACAAGGCTACGCCTGCCGGACGTTTGTTATTCCAGCTTGCGCCGTCGGTGCCCCGCACCGCAGAGATCGCGTCTGGACCATCGCCTCACGCAGCGATGTGGCCGACGCCGAAATCGACGAGCGGTGGCCCCTCAAATCTTTCGGGCCTAGAGATCAAAGGCGAGATGACACCAACTGCATACAGGGACGGACAGAAAATTCAGGTCAATCTGGTCACTGCGGTAAATTGGGGACTATCGCCGACCGGCCAATCGCAAATTGGGAGCTTGAACCCGACGTGGGTCGAGTGGCTAATGGGGTTCCCCTCAGGGTGGACAGACTTAAAGCCCTCGGAAACGCCGTAGTTCCCCAAATACCAGAAATGATTGGTCGTGCGATCCTGCAAGCGGAGGACGAGGGATGGCCCTAAATATGCGATTAAGTGTTGCCCCTCGCATACGGCCGCGCTATAATCCAAATCGCAGCCCTGTCTGCACTCCGTAGAAAAGACCCCGCCCCCAGTTGGTTGCCCCCGACTGGGGGCACTTCGTTTCAGGAGAAACAAATGGGCAATTCGTTTCAGGAGAAACAATTGACAATAAATCAAAAACAATTCGTGAAGGGCCTGATCGCTAAAAAACCACGCGACAACGCTCCCGAATGGGTAAAATGTAATCTCAGCATAAAACGAGAAGACCTCGCCTCATGGCTCGCGGGTCAGACCGGCGATTGGATAAACGTAAATGTGTGTGAAAGCCGCAATGGAAAATGGTACGCAGAAGTAGATACATGGAAACCAAAAAACGAATAACCGAAACCGATTGTCGCTGGACCCCAAAGTAAAAAAGTTGAAAGTGGATGAGCTCAGAAAAGCAGGATGAACAAGCCAAAGAAGACTTTATCTGTGCAATGGATTTCGCAGAGCAAATGCTGGAAGAGTTTGAAGAGATGGGGCTGCAACCAAAAGCCGCCCTCGGCGGGGCACTAACCGCTATCCTTACGAACCTAATCGCCAGCGCTCCCGATACTCCAACCGCGCTGTGTATGCTCTCCGCCTGTATCAGCAATGCCACGTATAATATCGATATGACAGTCGTCTCTCACCCGACTAACGATGAAATTCATTGACATAATCGCATAGGCTCGCATACACCTCCATGGTAGCACCATCATGGAGACGTACCTGTGAAAGACTTAATCGACATCGACGAAGTATGCGAAATAGCCAAAATCTCGCGGCCCACGGTTTACCGTCGCGTAAGAGTTGGCAAGTTTCCAAAACCAATGAAAGTCAGACCCGATAACGGCAAATCGTCAAGGATGGTCAACCGCTGGGAACGTGGCGAAATCATGGGCTGGCTGCTCAGCGGCAACGATCCCAACTGGTCTAAAAAAGAAAAACCCGTGCCGTTAGATGATGTCGCCCGCCAAAACGAAGGTGCAACCGACATCTATGATTATGAGCCCGTCGAAGAACCATCCAAAACAAAACGATACATAGCTCAGGCCATAGTAGGAGCCTTGCTCGCAGGTATCGCTGTCATGATCTTCGGAGGCTAAAATGAAAGTGCTCACCGTAAACATGCTCCCGTCGTCAGGACAAATCGAACCGCTGATCTACCGGGACGTCAAAAAATGGGATTGGAACGAAAATTTCTTTCACATCCTTTTGGAAGATGACGACGCCGTGATCTGCCTGAATGCAAACAACGTTTTGGGTATCGTCTGGAAAGATGAACTCGAACCCGAAACACCCGAACTCTATGACGTCGACGATGAATGACGACGCGCTCTACCACCGGATTCGCGCACACCGGTCAGCTCCAGACGTCTATGACCCGCCAACCTTTGAACAAATGGCAAACCGAATCGAAGACCTGATCGCCGAAAATAAACGACTCAACGCCGTGTTGCGCGAGCATTCGGCGGAACTGGGCAGAATTTTAGGCTATGACAAGAGCAGCTAAAACAGGAGAGACAACATGACAAAATTTACGGCAGAACAGCAGGCGATGTTAGAAGACGCCGTCGACTTTAGCCCCAACGGATTGGTCACGTATAACGGTAATCTTGAAAAGGTTGTAGGAAACATCCAAGGAGACGTCCAAGGCCACATCCAAGGAGACGTCCAAGGCAACGTCCAAGGAGACGTCCAAGGCAACGTCCAAGGCGATGTCTGGGGCGAC